GCTACCACTATTAGCACTTATATTGCTACTGGCGATATTATTGCTATTAGTAATGCTGCTCGTGGAGGAGTAAAAGACCTTTCCATAACCGCATCAACCACTCAAACATCAGGCGCTGGTATTCACTTTACTAACTGCGACAATGTTAGAGCTACCAATGTTTTAGTTGGTTATGGTCTATATATAGGGATTCAAATTGATGGCGGTTCTGCCATGTTTGAAAATTATGTAGATAACTTTGAAATTAGCACTTGCACTTTTGGTATTGCTATAGGTGCAAGCGGTGTTGCACCGCAAGATATATTCATTTCTACTGGTGTAATTGGCTCATGCTCTAATTCAGGAATCTTGATGTATCAAGGTTCAGGAATATATGTAAATACTGTAGATATTATTTCTTCAGGCAAAGGTGTTACAACCTATCCTGCAAGTGGACAAACTGTTACAGATTGTTTCTTTGATACTGTTTTAGCTGATACTTGTTCAAATGTTGGCTGGTCATTCTTTTCTAATGGCGGTATTGTTGAACAAGTAAATATGGTTAATTGCTGGGGTTCTAGCAATACTTTGCATGGTATGCAGTTAGCTGCTCAATGTAATGCTTTTGCTATTACCAACTTTAGAGCAATCAACAACAAACAAAATGGTATTTATATTCAAGGCTCAACCAATGTTGGTCTTGTAAATTGCCAAGTAATGTCTAACTCTATGCAAGGTTCTGCTTTATATCCAGGACTTGCTATTGATGGCTCTAGTAGCGATATTACCGTTGTTGGCGGTAAATATGGTGGAATTTGGGAAGGAGCTGGTTATAACTATCAATCTTACGGAATTGTCGTAGGTTCAGGCACTATTAATCATTATGCCATTATTGGTGCAGACGTTAATGGTAATGTAACAGGCGGTATTAATGATTTAGGAACTGGCTCTGATAAGTTTGTTACTTCTAACCCAGGTATGCCTGGTGGCGGTGGCGGTGGAAGCGGAACTGTTACTAGCGTTGGAGTAAGCGCAGGAACTACAAGACTTGCAGTATCAGGAAGTCCTGTTACTACTAGCGGAACTATTGCTTTATCTACTACTGATGGATTCCCTTTAGTTACTCAAGCAGATTCTGCCTCTGCTGCTGGAAATATTGCTACTTTTAATAATGCAGGTGGCACTCAGATAGCAGATTGTGGTATTGGTGTAACTTCTTCTCCTTTAGCTATTGTTCCTCCTAGCACAATGAGCTTAGGAACAAGCACTCAAAAATGGGGCAATTTTTACTTAACAGGAACAATGAATTGGAATAGTTATGCTATTTCAGCTCCTAGCGGAACTTCTACAACTTATTTAAGCAACGCAGGCACTTGGACTAATCCAACATCAGGGTTTTTAAGCGCTAGTGGCAATATTTTTACTGATACAGGTGGTATTTATGTAGGCGGTTCAACAACCACTACATCAATGCGATTAGGTTATAACGGTGGAGCTATTAACTTTTACAACTCTACTGTTGGCTCAAATGTTAATACCAGTATGTATTTCCAAGCTACATCTACAGCATTAGCTAATCAAGCCTATGTTTTTGACTATAACAATCCAACAGGAAATGTGGCTACACAAGCCTATTATTTCTATGGTGATGGAACTGCAACTAAAACAGGTGGCGGTTCTTGGAGCGCACCAATTTCAGATTCAAGATTAAAAGATAATCAACAACCTTTAACTGGTGCTTTGGCTAAAATTGCATCATTAAATCCTGTAACTTATACATGGAAAATTAATACTACTGAGCCTACTGTAGGCTTTATTGCTCAAGAAGTTCAGCAACAATTTCCTAATGCAATCCATACAAGAAAGCCTACTGAAGCAGAAGCAGCTTTTGTAACCGATGAAGTGATGACTTATGGTTGGCAAAACGATATGACCGCTTATTTAGTAGGCGCTATTAAAGAATTAAATACGATTATTTCAGCTCAAGCAATCGAAATTTCTAATTTAAAAGCAAAAGTAGGTATTTAATATGACACAGCCATTAGATATTATTAGCCGAGCTTTAAAGGATATTGGCGCATTAGAAGCAGGAGAATCTCCTAGCCCTGATGCGGTTCAAGATGCTTTTGATATGCTTAATGACCTTATAGACCAATGGTCTAATGAGGACATGATGGTTTATAACACTACTGAAATCATTTTTCCTTTAATACCAGGTCAGGTTCAATATACTATTGGTCCTAACCATACAAGCTCTAATTTTATTGGCTCAACATTTACAGGGTCTATTACAGGTAATGTTTTAACTGTTACTGGTATTTCTAGCGGTGCAGTAGCACAAGGGCAAACCCTAAGCGGAACTGGCATATTGCCAGGCACAAAAATTGTTCAGTTTTTAACAGGCGCAGGCGGTAATGTTAATGAAGCTGGAACTTATCAGCTTAATGTTACTTATCCAAGTCCTGTTAGCTCTCAGTTATTGACTGCTTATTATCAAAAACCTTTATTTATTGACCAAGCCTATGTTCGGATTAACACTAATAGCAATGGTCAGCCTATTGTTAATGGTGGATTAGACTATCAAGTTGCTGTTTTAAGCCTTGATAATTACAACTTAATTGGTCTTAAAACTTTAAATGGCCCTTGGCCTAAAGCGGTTTATTACAATCCTAATGCTGATTCAGGCAATGTCTTTGTATGGCCTAATCCTGCTCAAGGCGAAATGCACTTATTCACTTCGACAATTTTTAGTCGTTATGAAACCATTTATGACACTATTGTTTTGCCACAAGGCTATTCAATGGCTTTACGCTGGAATTTGGCAGAACGATTAATGCCGATGTATGGAAAAGCTTCTGCAACGCAAATTAGCATGATTAATGCTTATGCTGCACAATCTAAATCAACAATTAAACGCAATAATATGCGACCAATTGCTGCTGCAACATTCCCTGATTCTATGCTGGTGGGAAGGGCTAAAGATGCCGGCTGGATTTTGAGCGGCGGTTTCTTTAGATAAGGCTAAAACATGGATTTCGGCTTTGTTGGCGCATCTTATGAAGCACCAAGCATCTATCAGGATGCTCAAGAATGTATTAATTGGTATCCTGAAGTAGACCCTACTAAAGCTCAAGGCTCAAGAGGGGTAGTTTCGCTATATCCAACACCAGGTTTAACTGTTGTTGCAGCTTTAACTGCTCAATCAGAAGTTCGTGGCATGAGAGCTTTATCAGGCGGTCAATACATGATTGCTGTCTGTGGTGGTTATGTTTATTTATTAGATGCCAATTTTAAGCCTTCTATTATTGGTCAATTAAACACCACAACTGGTCGAGTAGGCATTTCTGATAATGGTATTAATGTTTATATAACTGATGGCGCTTATCGCTATACTTGGCGCATTTCTACCCCATCAACTGCTGTATTTCAAGGCACAATATCAGGAACAACCTTAACTGTTACTAGCATTACTTCAGGAACAATTACTGCAAATCAAGCTATTTTTGGCTTAAATATATCTTCAGGAACAGTTATTGTTTCAGGTTCAGGTTCTACTTGGACTTTAAATCAAAGTAACAGTATTGCAACTGCCGAAACTATTAATTCTGCATCTATTGCAGGATATGTAACTGCTGCTATATCAGGGACAACCCTAACAGTTTCTGCAATTAATTCAGGCGCAACAATTTACCCTGGTCAAACAATTGTTGGAGCTGGAGTATCTGCAAACACAGTAATTACCGCATTAGGCTCAGGAACAGTTCTTAGCGCAGCAATTGCTACTGCTGGCACAGGATATGCTTTAAATGACACTATAACCGTTTTAGGCGGTGTTTATGGAAACAGCCCTGCTACCTTTACAGTAACCGCAATAGGCTCAGGAGGCGCTGTTACAACCCTTACACAGACTTATTCAGGACAATATACTTCTTTGCCTATTAGCCCTGCTTCTACTTCTACATCAGGTGCAGGCACAGGGTTAACCCTTAATTTAACAACAGGCACAGGCACAGGGCAAACAGGCACTTATGTTGTAAGCAATAGCCAAGCTGTTAGCTCTGAAACCATGTATTTACTTAATTGGAGTGTTTTGCCTGCTTCAGATGGCGCATTTAGTGGTGGCACAGTCGTAGACATTGTTGATAACTATTTTGTTTATAACGACCCTAATACTCAATTATGGGCTGCTTCTAATTTGCTAAGTCCAATTACTTATGGTCTTTCTTATGGAACTAAATTTACCAGTTCTGACAAATTAGTTTCTTTAATTTGCGACCATGGACAAGTCTATTTATTAGGTGAAAACACTTCTGAAGTTTGGGCTGATGTAGGAACATTCCCATTTCCATTTCAAAGGATTCCTGGCTCATCAAGTCAACATGGGATTATTGCGCCATTTTCAGTATCTCGTGTCGGCAATTCTTTTGCTTATTTGGCTAGAAATACTCGTGGACAAGCTGAAATTGTCATGATGAATGGCTATTTTCCACAAAGAATTTCAACTCATGCTGTAGAAAACACCTTAGTAAATCAATATGTAGGTGATGCTGTTGCTTATACTTATCAGCTTGAAGGCCATGAAAACTATGTAATTTCATTCCCTACTTTAGATTTAACATGGGTTTATGATGTTACTACAGGGCTTTGGCATAAATGGTTATGGGTAGACAATAACAATATTTATCATCGTCATCGTTCAAATTGCTCTACATTCTTTCAAGGATTGGTAATAGTGGGTGATTGGCAAAATGGCTTAATTTATAAGCTTGACTTGCAAAACTATACCGATAATGGACAAGAAATCCGCAGATTGCGTAGAGCGCCTCATTTAGTAACCGATTTGCAAAGACAATATTTTGCTGAAATGCAGATTCAATTTCAGCCTGGTGTTGGTTTAAATGGTTTAAATGTTACTGGTTCTGCACCTATTCCTATTCCAGGCGCTACTTATTATTCTTCGCCTCATATTATTTCAGGCACAGAAACCGTTGCTCCTAATGCGATTAAAGTGGTTAGCGCTCAAAGTCAAACCGTTACTGCGGTAAATGTAGACCCTCAAGCGATGCTTAGATGGTCAAATGATGGCGGTTCTACATGGTCTAATGAGCATTGGACAAGTATTGGCAAAATTGGTAAGTATAAAAATCGTGCTATTTGGCGCAGATTGGGCTGGTCAAGAGATAGAATCTTTGAAGTCGTGGTTACTGACCCTGTAAAAGCAGTTATTGTTTCTGCAAACCTTAAAGCTGAAGAAGGGGAAAATTAATGGCTAATCAAATATGGGGGCCAAGTCAGGATAATCCTTATCCTCAAACTCCTTTAATTGATGAAAATACCAAAATGCCAACAAGAGCTTGGCAAATATGGTTTTTAAATCTTTTGAACTTTACTAAAACAGATACATCTGCAAGTAGAGGCTCTGCTGTATTGCCTTCAAATCCAGTAGGATTTATTGAAATGACGGTCAACGGAAAAATTTATAAAGTGCCTTTTTACAATCCGTAATTATGAAAAATATTATTTCAAATGTCTAATCTAGCTCAAATATTTAAAGAAAATGAAGGTCGTTTTGATGTAGACCCTCAAGTTGAGAATTATTTCTCAGATGGTTTATATGCTAAAAAAATGATCATTCCTAAAGGATTTACCGCTTGTCAGCATAAGCATCATTATTCTCATTTAAGCATTTTGGCAAAAGGTCGTGTAATTTTAAGAACAGACTATTACAATAAAGAATATGTAGCTCCTGCTTGTATAGACATTAAAGCTGAGATTTATCATCAAATTGAAGCTTTAGAAGATTGTGTTTGGTTCTGTATTCATGCAACTGAGGAGGCTGTTCCTGAAAAAGCAGAAGAAATATTAATTAGTAGGAAGGATTCATAATGTTTGGTTCAATTTTAGGAGCAGTAGCAGCTCCGCTAGTAGGAAATCTTGTAGGTGGTCTTATTGGTGGTGGCGGTGCAACATCTGCTGGTCAAACTGCTGCTGGTGGCGCTGCTCAAGCACAGCAAACGATACAGCAAAATCTTGCTAACATGACCCCTTATTACACTCCTTATACCGATTTAGGTAAACAAGGGGTTAGTAATCTTTCTAGCTTATTAAACACAGGATATTTAACCAATCAATTTAGTAATGCTGATTTAAACGCTCAATTAGCCCCTAATTATGCTTTTATGCTTGGTCAAGGTCAGCAAGCTAATCTGATGGGTTCTAATGCAACTGGTGGGGCGATAGGCGGTAATTCTCAAACAGCTTTGCAACAATATACCCAAAATTATGCTGCGAATGCTTATCAAAACGCATTTAATAACTATCAAACTCAGCGTGGCAATATTTACAATACTTTGTCAGGTATAGCTAATATTGGTCAACAAGGTGTTTCAGGTCTTGGAAATCTTTCTACAGGAACAGCACAAGCTGTTGGTCAATTACAAACAGGCGCAGCCAATGCTATCGCTGCTGGTCAAGTTGGTGCAGCAAATGCTTACTCAGGGGCAGTTCAAAATATGGGTAATACTGCTCTTTTAGGTTCTTTATTAAATTCAAATCAGGGTCAAAACGCTAACAATACTAGCTATTTCGGTGGTAGCGGAGGCAGTTTTTATGCACAACCTGACAGTTCAGGAACAGCAAGTATTGCTTCTGATTTTTATGGTTCAGGTTATAACCCAGGTGCTGGTTGGAGTGCATAAATATGGCAAATTTTGATGTTTCTACAGTAGCTTCACAAATTAATCCTCTTGCGCCTGTAAGCTTGTCAGATATGCTTAATACTGCTCGTGGAGCGCAAGCTTATCAACAAGCACAACAAATTAATCCTTTATTGCTTCAACAACAACAAGCTGCAACTCAACAAGCGCAGCAAAATTTAGCTGTAAGCCAAGAAGATTATGCTAGAAGATTGTTAAATGGTGTAGCTAATATGCAAGAATTAAAGCCTGATGCAAAAGGCAATTATGACGATTCTGCATGGAAAGCTACTGTAAAAATGCTTAGAAATTCAGGTGAAGCTGCAAATTTACCTAAACATCCATCAAATTTTATGGGTCAATTAGAAGCTGCTGTTGAAAATAAAGATTATAAAACTGCTGAAAAATTGATTAATTTATCCACAAAAACTTCAGGCACAACATCTGAACAATATCAAGCTAATTTGCCTCAATTTAATGTAAATGCTTTAGGTGTTCCATATTTAACTAATAGAGCTGCTGGAACTGTATCTGCACCTATGCAACAAGGTCAAGGAACTATTGTTCCTACTACACCTGGCGTTCAAAATTTTAATGATTATCAAAAAGATTTGACCAATCGTGTTGCAGGTGGAACTCAAATAGATTTGCGTTTAAATGAAGCTGAAAATTTAATGAAGCAATTTAAACCAGGCGCTGGAGCAAGAACTTATGTTGATATTGCTCAAAAATTACAAGCTATTGGTGCACCACAAGATTTGGTAGATAAAGTTGCTAAAGGAGATTTAGCAGCAGCTCAATCTATGAACAAGTTTATTGCTCAATCAGTTACTGCTGGTATTGGTTCAATGCAAGGTAATCCTACTGCCAATATGATGAATGATTATCTTAAAAATAATCCTGATATTGCTAGTGACCCAAGAGCTTTGCAACGCTTTTTTGATTTTGCTCATAAACAAAACGAAATGGCTTATGAAGAACAAAACTTCCTTACTAATAAAATCAAAAATAAAGAATTTAATCCTGATACTCATGTAAATGAAGCACAACAGCATATATTAAATACTTTTGTTAAACCGCAACAAAATAAACCATCTGTTACTCCAGTTGCTAAAGCTACTGATTCAAATGGAAAAGTTTGGATTAAATATAGCGATGGTTCTGTAAGGCCACAATAATGAACAATTTATACGCTTCTCTTGAAAAACAATATGGATTGCCTGATGGATTGCTTTCTGCTGTAGAAAGTGTAGAAAGTCATGGAAATACAAAAGCTGTTAGTCCTAAAGGAGCAAAAGGAAATTTTCAATTCATGCCTGAAACAGCAACAGCTTATGGAGTTGATACATCAGACCCTATAAGCTCTGCAAGAGGAGCTGCGCAATTTTTATCTGATTTAACAAATAAATATGGAAGTATTCAAGCTGCATTAGCTCATTATAATGGTGGAACAAATGCTGCTAAAGCTGTTTTGGCAGGAAACGAACCACCAGCAAATGAAACCAAAAATTATTTAACAAAAATAAATGCAAAATTACAAGCTCCTGAAGATTTAAAATGGGAGTCTTTAGATGGAGTTTCTGCTGCACCAGCAGATTTAAAATGGACTCCAATAGAAGAAAATAAAAAAGAAATTCCTGACAATTTAAAAAATTTAAGCAATACTGAGTTATTTTTAAAAGGTCTTAAATCATCAGCAGAAACTACTGCTACTGGTATTGGTCAAGTTTTAGACCCATTAGCGCAAAAATTAGAAGAAACTTTTCCATCAGTTTCTAAATTAGGAGAAAAATTAGGATTACCAACAGCTAAAGAAGTTGCTGCAAATCGTGAAGCTCAAATTGTGGCGCAAAGAGAGGCTAATAAACCATTATTAGAAACTTCAGCAGGATTAGCAGGAAATATTACTGGAGAATTAGGACAAGCAGTTTTATTGCCAGGCGGAACAATAGGTAAAGCAGCATTAGCTGGTGGTGCAATGGGTGCTGCACAACCTACATTATCTGAAGAAAGTCGTGCATTTAATATTCTTTCAGGAGCAGGAGTTGGTGCAGCTGGACAAGGAATAGTAAATGCTTTGGGTCGTGTTGCTCAACCAATTACTAATCAACTTGGAGAAATAGGTCAAAACGCAGTTGATACTTTGCGTAAAGCAGGAGTTCCATTAGATGCGGCTCAAGCTACAGGTTCTGCTTTATTGGCTAGAGTAAAAGCTGCTTTATCTGATAATCCTGTTACTGTTGGCGCTCAACAAGAATTTAGTGGTTTACAAAAACAAGCATTTAATAAAGCTGTTTCAAAAACTATGGGAGAAGATGCAACTCACATTACTCCTGAAATTATTGAAAAAGCAAAAGAAAGAATTGGCAATATTTATGATGATATTGCATCAAGAGTTAATATTCAAACAGATGAAACTTTTAAAAATGCTTTAAATCAAATTAATGATGATGCTTTACATACATTAGAAGATTCTCAATATAACATTATTAAAAAGAATATAGATGATGTATTAAGCAAATCTGAAAAAAACAATGGTTTTATAGATGCAACTCAATATAAAAATTTAAAAATGCGTCTTGATAAATTATCAAAAAATAGCAATTCTGATGTTGCTCAATATGGTCGTGATTTGCGTGATTTATTAAACAAAGGATTATCTGATAGCGCAGAGTTTTACGGAAACAAAGCTGATGTTGATTTATTAAAATCTGCAAATAAGCAATGGGGCAACATGAGAAAAATTGAAGATGTTGCAATTAAAAGCGAATATGGCGATATTAGTCCTTCAATGTTATTTAATTCTTTAACAACTAAAGGAAAGCGCAATGCTTTTTATGCTGAAGATAATGAACTTGCTAAGTTAGCATCAGCAGGAAAAATTGTATTGCCTGAAAAATTGCCTAATAGTGGAACAGTAGCTCGTTTGGCTGCACAAGCTGCACTTCCTGCTGCTGGAGCTGCTATATATGGTGCTTATCAAGGTGATTGGAAAAGCGCAGCAGAAGGTGCTGCATTAGGTATTGCAGCCCCAAAACTAGCTCAAGCAGCAATTAATAATCCTAAATTTGCAGCTTATCTTGAAAAGGGAATTGGACAAACTGCTTTAAGTTCATTAATTCGTGCAGGTCTACAAGCTCCTGCAAAATATGGAGTTGGCAAAATTCCTTTAGCATCTTATGAGTCTTATTTGCAACAAGTTCAAAAAGAAAAAGGTAGTCAATAATGGCAACAGTAAATTTATCCCCAGTTATTAATGGTGTTAGCGTTTTAGATGCTACAGGACTTCCTTTAAACGGTGGTCTTATTTATACCTATCAAGCTGGTTCTTCTACAGCTTTGCCTACTTATACAAGCAATAGCGGAAATATTGCTAATACAAATCCTATTGTTTTAAATCCTGATGGTAGAGCGCCTAATGAGATTTGGCTGCAATCAGGCTATTCCTATAAATTTCAGATTCAAACTTCTTTAGGTGTTGTTGTTCAAACTTTAGACAATATCTATGGCATTCCACAATCATCTAGTAGTGGTGGAACATCAATTCCTAGTGGTTGCATTATTATTTGGTCAGGCGCAGTTGGCTCAGTTCCTATTGGATTTGTATTATGTGATGGCACAAATGGAACTCCTGATTTACGCAACTCTTTTGTATTAGGCGCTGGCAATAGCTATACAGTAGGTCAAACTGGCGGTTCTACTGATGCTATTGTAGTAAGTCATACTCATACAGCAACTTCTGTAGTAACTGACCCAGGACACTTCCATACTACTGCAAATGGTGGATTCTTAACACCATCAGGCGGTTCAGGTTCTTTTACAGGTGGTGGCGCTGCTGGTAACACTACAAATACTTCTACATCAACAACAGGAATTACTGTAGCAACAACTAATGCAACTGCTGGTGTAAGTGGTGCTAATGCTAATATGCCTCCTTACTATGCACTTTGCTATATTATGAAATCATAAGGTGCAATTATGTCTTTTGATTTTGACCCAGTTAAATATGGTGTGCTTTGGCAAAAAGTGGAAGGATATGAAGCTAAGTTTGCAGATATGTCAAAAAAAATGGACAGAATGGAATCTCAGCTTGAAGAACTTGTGGCGCTTGCTAACAAAAGTCGTGGTGGCTTTTGGATGGGAATGGCTATTGTTTCAGCAGTAAGTGGATTTATCAGTTTTTTAGCTGGCTTATGGCATGGAAAATGAAGCTACTTAAAGACATTCTCACAGAGGACAATAATGAAACTTATTGTGCTGCTCGTGTATGCGCTGTTGCTGCTCTTTTTGGCTTCTTGGGGATTGCTCTCATTCATGTTATACATAATGGAAATATGGATTTCTCACAGCTTGGCATCGGATTCGGTTCGGTTTTGGGTGGGTCAGGGGTCATGATTGGTGCTAAAGCTGTAACTCAAAAGGATAATGATGTTTCCTCTCCCAATTAAAGTCTATGTCTATGCAATTTTGATTGTTTTTGCAGTTGGTGGATTTGTCTATGGTCGGCATGAACACAATGTTTTGATTGAATATAAAGCAAAAGTAAAACAAGTTGCAGATGAGCAAATTGCTAAAAACAAAGAAATTGCTAAAGAACAGGAGCAAATAAATGCAGATAAAGAAAAAGCTAATGATGATAGGATTGCCAACATTCATTCTATGTATAAGCGGATGCTCAACTCCAGTAGCAGTAAAGTGTCCACCAGTAATGCCAACGCCACCATCAGCGTTAATGGAACAACCATCGACATTGTTTCTCTTGCCCAAGAATGTGCAATAACTACTTCTAAATATGTCCTTTTGCAAGAGTGGATTAAAGATAATCAAAAATTAAATGAATATTGACCAACTTATAGCCCTTGATATTGATACTAAGTGGCTACAACCTTTAAACGACACTTTTGCAAAATATGGGATTTCTACTCCAAAACAGCAAGCAGCTTTTATAGGGCAATGTCAACATGAATCCAACAACTTTAAAATTCTTGAAGAAAACCTCCATTATTCGGCTGATAGACTTATGGCTACTTGGCCTTCAAGATTTCCTAGTGAAGCTGTGGCTGAACAGTTTGCAAATAATCCTGAAAAAATAGCCAATAAAGTTTATGGCGGTAGAGCCGATTTGGGCAATACTGAAGATGGCGATGGTTGGAAATTTCATGGCAGAGGGGTTATACAGCTTACAGGGCGCAATCTTTATAAGACTTGTGGGGATGCTATAGGACAACCTCTTACAGAGCATCCTGAGCTTCTTTTAGAGCCTAAATGGGCTTGTATGTCAGCAGGCTGGTTTTGGAACAAAAAAGGCCTCAATCTGCTTGCCGATGATGAACAATGGGAAACTATGACTAAACGCATTAATGGCGGTTTAAATGGTTTACAAGACCGCATAAACCGCATCCATAAAGCAATGGATATTCTAGGTGCATAAAGAAGGGCATCAATTTGGCAACTACTAGCTGTAAGGTGGAAAGCCGAAAAAACCCTTACTTGTTGCATCCTTGAATGTCGGCTTAACTGCCCAAAGGCCTTTAGGAGGCATTCATATTATGCAAGTTTTTTCCAGCATAGTCATTTTGTTTTAAAACAATTTCCATGCAAGCTAATCTAGCTGACCTTTTGCAATCAGAATTTACAATAATCCAATCGCCTGTTTTTTCAAATATGTCTTTTTCTGCATCGCAATATTCTTTCCATTTATCTTGACTGACCCTATCAATAGGAGACATTTTGCCTAGTTTTAATGGATTGCTTTGGCGCTCTTTAAATCGCCTAGCTTGCTCTTTTTTACTAACATCAAGCCAAAACTTGATAATCTTAAATCCGTTGTTTTTAAGCATCTGCTCAATAACTGGTGATTCATTTAAAAATAGCTCAACTTCATGTTGCGATGCAAAACCCATAACCCTTTCAACAGTAGCTCTGTTATACCAAGACCTATCCCAAAAAGTAATTTCGCCTGATTTTGGCAACTCTTTAAAGTAGCGTTGCCAATACCATTGTTGGCGCTCAGTTTCGGTAGGTTTATCTAAAGCGACAACTCTAGCTGATTTAGGGTTCATGTGTTCTAAAAAGCGCTTAATCGTGCCTCCTTTACCAGCTCCATCTTTACCTTCAAAAATAATGATGTGCTTTTCACCGCAATCTTTGACATGGTGTTGCCACTTCAAAAGCTCTACTTGAAGCGCATATTTCTTTTTATCAAACTCTTTTGCGGATATTAGACTTTTAGGGCCATTTTCTGTAACAGATATGCTGTCGGTCATACAAGATGAATTACAGGCTTTTTATTTTCAACATAATCTAAGGCTGCTTGCCAGGCTTGAGTCCAAAGCACTAGCGCTGTGGAGTTCTCATAAAAAAAGTCAGGATAAAGCGCAAAAAACGCTTCTTCACAATCGTCACTAGGAACTTTTACATTGCCTGCAAAAGGGATTTCTTCACTTGTCATTATCTTTTCCGATTAAATATAAAACGATAAAGGTCATGCTGACCATTACAACTAATCCAAATATCATGGCTTCATCGTTTGTCATATTACATTTTTTTCTTTTTAATGCCAGCAGCATTTCTTAGGTCATGACTGTGAAGCTTTTTGCCTACAGACTTGGGAACTTCACCAGCAGCTTCAGCTACTTTGGCAGCTACTTTTCTTGTCACAATTCGACCATTAGAAAGCTCAAACTCATGCTTTGCGCCTTTGGCCTCTTTGCCAGCTTTCTTTTTAAGCTCCTCATGACTCCAAGCTTTACTTGGGGCTTTGATAACTTTGCCTGACTTTTCTTTGATAGCTGGCACAAGCACTTTAAGTTTTGTTGCCATTGGTAAGCTCCCTTAATGCAAGTTCTTTGTAATATTTCCATTTTGCTTGATATTCAGGCAAAGTGCTAGGTCTGACCCAACCATGTTGTTTCCAGCGCAATTCAATATTTGTGCCAGGTTTAGTCCAAATATAAGGTGTTTGCATACAAGCTCCTAAAATGGAATATCGTCATTAGGTAAAGATTGCTCTTGGCTTTTTTCTTCAGGAACATTTAGGTATCCCCAAATAGCGCCTTCTTTCATGCCCAAAAGCGGAAGCATTTCTAATTTGAACATAAGGTCACCTTTTTTGGTTTCGGTGACTATGCCAATCGTTTGATAGCGTTTTTTGGTTTCGCCAGCTTTATCTGTGTATTCGGACACAGGAGTTTTTAAGTAAAACTTTATTCCCATCTTTACATCCCTTTCATTTGTTGAACTTCTGCTTCTACTTCATCTAAAAACTGCTTAATTTCTGCTTCCATATAGACAATAAATTCATTATCCCTAGGAACATTTACCACTAACAACTGGCTGCGTTCAGGCATTCGTGGGTCAAATGAAACAAAGTCGCACCATTCCCTGCCTGTAACCGCTAACTGCGCTTGCATTTGAATAAAATACTTTTTAGGCGGTTCTTTGCTTTTAAAGTATTCCCAATGCGTTGCTGAATTTGGACATTTGATTTCCAGCAATCCTTTATCGCCTACCAAGCCATCAGGAGAGCAACCAAAGCCTTTAATGCTTGGATGGTCTACAAAAGCTACTTGGTCTACAAAATTGCCTGTTTTAACCTCATAAGCAACCCTTGCTTGGGGTTCGGTTTGTATACCATGCTCTATCGCTGCATTAGAGTAAGATTCCTGAATAACCCCTGTAGTTCGCTGTAGGGCTAATTCAATAAGGTAATTCTGCCGACTTGCAGAAGGCCCAGTCTTTGTCTTTGCCAGTATGTCAGCAACCCTTGAAGCAGTAACTTTTCCAGCCCTTAATTGATGCCATTCAGGAGTTCCTTGCTCTATCATTTCTCTCCCCTTACTTTAGCTTCTATTGCCTTAGCGAAACCTTTAAAACTGTTATACATATTGATTCCTTCAATATCTACAAACTTACCAGTTACAGTTTCTTCAATTTGATAACCACAATCTGTAATGATTGCTTCTATTTCCTCATCACTTAATGGCTTTACAAATTGACCTATGTTTTGATTAAGATTGTTGGCATCAAT